CGGTAGCGTTAAGTGGTCTAAACATATCATCAAGTGTAGGCTCAACATCAATAAGTTCTGGAATAACAGTTTCTGCGCCTAGTGTCTCAATGACCACGGCTCTCGGAGCAGCGACACCAGGGACAGTAGTAACACCAAACGGTGTATCAGCAAGCACAGCATTAGGTCAATTAACACTTAACCAAACAGTAAACGTATCAGGCGTAGCCGCTACGTCTGCAGTCGGATCATTAGGTGTAGCTCTAGCAGTCATACCACAAGGTCAATCTGGAACAATCAGTCAGGGTGCAGCGACAGTACAAGCAGGAGCTCTTGTAATACCTGCTGGTGTAACGAGTGCCACAGCTGTAGGATCACCTAGTATTTCAACATCGGCAGTAGCAATACCAACTGGACTTGCAGCGGTAACTGCTGTAGGATCGCCAACGATTTCTGGCACTGCAACGGTTATACCAACAGGTCAATCTATGCAGTCAAATGTAGGAACTGTAGCAAAATATACTTGGAGAGAAGTTGATGATGCAGCAACAATGGTATGGTCAGAAGCGGCTTAATGTGTTAGGATAAGATATGGCGTCAACATTTTCAACAAGGTTAAAGATAGAGCTTATAGGATCTGGTGAACAGTCTAATAACTGGGGTAATATCACCAACAACAATTTTTCTCAGTCATTAGAGCAGTCAATTGCAGGTGTTTATACAAGAGATTTAAGTGCACAATCTAGCCCATATTCGCTTACAAGTGGTAACGGACCGAGCGCACAAACAGCAAACGAAGCTAGACAAGCTGCAATTATATTTTCAGGTCACGCTACTGATTTTATTGTACAATTTCCTGCGGTAGAAAAATTATACTTTTTAAGAAATGCAAGCACTACTAAAACTATTACAGCTAGACTTGGTGGTAGTGGTAATACATTTGTCATTAACCCAAATAGAAACGTTTTCTTATCAACTGATGCTACAAACTGGTTTGAAATACAAACACAAGGTAGTGATTGGTTAACAAAAACAACAACATATACAGCATTTGCTGGTGATAAAATTTTTGCTAATACAACAGGTGGCGCTTTTACAATCACTCTACCAGCTACGGCTGTTGTAGGCGATGAAATAAGATTTGTTGATCTTGCTAATACTTTTGACACAGCTAATTTGACTATTGGAAGAAATAGCCATAAAATAGATGGACAAACATCAGACCTTACGGTTGCAACAGAAGGAGCAGCTTTTGCTCTTGTATATTCTGGAGCAACGTTTGGTTGGAAACTACTGGAGAAATAATATGCCAACATACGAATCTATTAAGTATAAATTTTCTGGTGCTGCTGTAACTAACGTTCTAAAACCAAGCAATAACCTTAACGATGTATCTGCTGCAGGCACATCAAGAACAAATTTAGGTGTTGCAATAGGGTCAGACGTGCAAGCTTTTATATCTGCGACTGCAGGTACAAACGCTAATGGAAACAGAACTGTAAGCACGAATAATCCTACAGGTGGTAGTGACGGAGATATTTGGTTGAAGGTATCATAAAGTGCCATGGCAATGTATGTCAAAGATGGTGGAGATTGGAGAATACTAGATACATCAGGTGATACACCTGATCAAATGTATTGTAGAGACTCTACAAGTTTTACAAACAAAACAGTATTAAACGGATATGTAAAAACAGGTGGTGTATGGAAAGAATTTTATACTATTTTTCAAACAACAACTTTAGAAACATTTAGCACTGCAGGAATTTTTACAGACAGAGTACCAGCCTTAGCAAATCGCATACACATTCAATCTGCTGTTGGTGGAGGCTCTGGAGGTTATCGTGGAGCTGATTATGATAAAGCAGGAGGAGAATCCGCTGGACCTGGTGGGGCATCAGGTGCTTTTATTTCTGACATGATTTTTGCTGTTACTGGTGGTGAACAATTAACTTTAGTAATAGGAGATGGAGGTGCCGCTGGAACAGGAGTTTACAACGGATCATCAGGAACTGGTGGTTCAACAACTTTATCAGGAGCAACGACAGGACCTATATTTACATTAGGAGGTGGAGCTGCTGCATCTGTTTCTGGTGGAGGTGTTCAAGGCCCTCTTCGTACAAACAATGCAAGCGCAGGAGGCACAAGGTCAGGTATTGCAACCGCAATAACTTCTGGCACAACAGTTGATGGTTTAGATATCACAAGTTTCATTGGTGGTCCAAGAGGCACTTTTAATCAACAGGGAGATGGGACAGCAGGAGCTAACCCAGGCAACTGTGGAGGTGACAACTGTACAATTGGTGGTGGCGATGGAGGCGACTCTTTTGCTGGGTCAAGTAATACTGGCGGAATCGGTGGTGCAAATGGTAATACAGCTGGAACTGCAGGCACACGAGGCGCAGGTGGTGGCGGTGGAGGGACTGAACCAGGATCTTCACAAGGTGGTGCAGGCGGTGCTGGTGAAATCGTTTTTAGATATTTGAGAATATAATGCCATTAGCTAAATTAAATTTTTCACCAGGTATAGATAAACAAAATACTGAGTACGGTGCTGAAGGACGTTGGATAGACTCAGATAACGTAAGATTTCACTATGGCTTGCCACAAAAAGTAGGTGGTTGGCAGAAACTTATTGATGACACACTTATTGGCGTCGCAAGAGACATTCATGCATGGACATCTTTGGATGGTGTAAGGTACACGGCTCTCGGAACAGATAGAAAATTTTATATTTATACAGAGGGTACAATTGCTGATGTTACACCTATTAGAAAAACAACAAGCAGTATATCCAATCCGTTTACAACAAACGGAACTAATAACGTTACTGTGACAGATAACGGTCATCAGGCTACACTTGGTGATTTTGTAACCTTTGATTCTTTTTCTGCAATCGATGGACTTGATATGAATGCTGAATTTGAAATAACATCCATAACAGATTCAAATAATTACGTTGTAACTCAAACAAGTAACGCTTCTGGATCTACTTCTGGAGGTGGTGGCACTGGTAATATAAATTATCAAATAAGTATAGGACCTGAAGCATCGGTTTATGGATATGGTTGGGGTATTGGCACATGGAACACAGGCACTTGGAATACACCAAGGTCTACTTCAACAGTTACACTAGACGGTAGAAACTGGAGTTTTGATAATTTTGGTGAAGACTTAATAGCTACAGTGCACAAAGGTGGCACTTTTAGATGGGATACATCTGCAGGGCTTAGCACGAGAGCAACTGTAATCTCTCAAGCTCCTACGACATCAAGATTTAATCTTGTTTCAATGCCAGACAGACATGTATTTTTATTTGGTACAGAAACTACAATTGGAGACAGCTCTACAAGAGATGATTTATTTTTACGATTCTCATCACAAGAGGATTTTACAACATGGACACCAACAGCAACTAATACATCTGGTTCTTTTAGAATACAGGATGGCTCTAAAATAGTAGCTGCAGTTAGATCTAGAAACGCCGTATTGGTGTGGACAGACAATTCTTTACATGCTTTGCAGTTTGTAGGCGCTCCCTTCACATTTTCATTAGTAGAGCTAGGCGCCAATTGTGGTGCTGTTGGTGTGCACTCAGCCGTTGACATTAACGGCGTTGCTTACTGGATGTCTCAAAATTCATTTTATTTGTATGATGGTACAGTCAAAAAGTTGCCATGTAGTGTGCAAGATTATGTATTTGAAGATTTTAGTATTGCTAATTATCCTGAAACATATGCAGGTATAAATTCTGAATTTAACGAAATTACATGGTTTTACCCTTCTGCAGCATCAACACAAATAGATAGAGCAGTCACGTACAATTATTTAGAAAAGTCATGGCACACATCTAATTTAGATAGAACTAGTTGGTCGGATTATGGTGTGTATCAACAACCTTATGCAACTAAATATTTTCCTAATAATACAGCTACAACGCCAACTGTTCTAGGTTTGACAGCTGGAGCAACGACTTTCTATGAACATGAAGTAGGATTTGATGATGATGGCACTGCTATGACAGCATTCATAACGTCTGGTGACTTTGACATACAAGATGGTCAACAAATGCTTTCTATAAGTAGAGGCATACCAGATTTTAAAGATCAAGTTGGAGATGCAACAATTAAATTAGGTTTAAAATCATTTCCTTCTGAAACAGGGACTACAATTTCAAGAACTGTAAATACAAACACGACAAAGTTTGATTTGCGTGGTAGAGGTAGACAAGCTAATGTTGATATCAGAAGCACTGAAGTAGGTGCAAACTGGAGATACGGAACACTAAGATTAGATATTAAACCAGATGGAGGTAGATAATGGCTAAAATTGCAACAACTAGATTACCTGACTCAACACCACAATATGAACCATCACAATTTGATGCACTTATTCGTGTGCTAGAGCAGATTACGCAACAATTAAATTTTGGATTTCAACAAGATATAAAAGACGAATCTACTGCAAGGAGTTTTTTTCTTGGCGGATAGTTTTAAAAGTTTTTCAAAGACCGCAACGGGGTCAAATACAGCTGTTTACACAGTTCCTACGGCTAATTCAGGTGCCGTTCCTCCTGTTTTACCTACGACAGCTATTGTAAAAAGCATCAGGTTATCTAATCAAACAGGTGGTGCAGTAACAACAACTGTAGCTGTATTAGATTATGATGCTAGCTCACCTTTAGAAATAGAGATTTACAAAGATAGTTTAGCAGATGGAGCAGAGTTGGAAATTCTTACACATCCTGTGGTTTTAGAGCAACAAGATGCTGTTAAAATACTTGGAAATGGTGTAAAAATATTAGTTAGTTTAATGGAGATTACGTAATGTCAGATGATAATATAGGTAAAAAAGTACAAGACGCTGAACAAATTGGCACAGAAAAAGTTGGTGATAAAGAAATACCAATTTTAAAACCTGAAGTTTACGTAAAAATTTATTGTTCTAACTGTAATGCTGAAGTTGATGATGAGGAAAAGGCTACTGGCAATTGTAACGACTGTGGTAAACCTTGGGCCGAATCAAAGGCCAAGGATGTTACCATACGTGTCGTTAAAATGCCTGGTACTTTTGGTGAAGGTGGAGAACTCTAACGATTCTCACACTCACAATTTTCACAACGATGTTTTTCAGAATCGCTTAGGTGTCTTTCTAAATCTCTTTCTGCTGCTAATAATCTTTCGTGGTATCTGCCCACCTTATCAGCAAGGTTAGCAATAGCTTTTAAATAGTCTTGTTCGCTCATATTTACTCCTGTGATTGTTAATTTTGGTGAGAACCTAATTTAAACATGTTTTATATGAAATCAACAGAACTTTTTTAAATTGTTTTCTTGACAACTACGTTGCCTCTGAATAAGCGACCTGTAAATACTCTATTTTTGTAACCCAACCACGTGGTATTGCTATAGACCCGCCACCGTGATTATCATCTTTATCTATGCACCAAGAACGCATAATAACTATTTTTTCTTTATTATTAACAACCATGTATCCTACTTCTTGACACACAGCCAATGGAGCATTAAGTATGTCTTTTATAGGCAACCAACCAGTTTCTGTATCACGGGCGTCTAACCACGTCACACGGACCATTGGTGCCTTTGTAATATCAAAGCTCATTTTAGTTGCATGATACTAGAAATTTGCCTATAATTACATCATTAATTAGGCTTATCTTCAAGGCCAGCCTCCTTGCTTAAACAACTCATAGATTGCCAGGAGATTATGCTAAAAGGATTATCGAGTATACTTAAAAAAGCCGTACAAGTAGCGGCACCATTTATCGGAGCAGCGACGCCTTTGGGTCCTATTTTTGGAGCAGCAGCTGGTTCAGGATTAGCTGGTTTATTAACAGGTCAAAAACCAGAACAAGCTTTAAAACAAGCAGCGGTTGCTGGTTTAGCAGGTTTTGGTGCTGACAAACTTGGTATGTTAGGCAAAGGGTCAGCCCTTCAAACAGGTGGTAGCAATACACAAAGAGTTTTACAGAAAGATTTGCGAAGACCTTTTTTTGAAAATTTTAAAATGCCAGCTCTTACCAAAACTATAGAGGGAGGTGCTACAGGATTAACAGGTTTAGGAACTGGTTTAGCTGTAGGTTTACCTTCAGTATTAGCATACATGGGTGCAGCAGCAGACGCAAAGAGAGCACAACCAATGGATCCAGCTGATTACATGAGCGCAACAGATAAATTTTACGGTGGACAGTTTGCAAGACCGCCAGAACAACTTAGGATACAAAATTTAAACCCAGTTATACAACAGCCACAGGGTAGAGCAGAGGGTGGATTAATGAACACAGAATTTGCTTACAGTGCATATGATGGTAGCCCCGTAGGAATACAAACAATGGCAGATGGCGGAGAAACTTTTCCTAGAAAAACAGGACAGATAAGTGGACCTGGTGGACCAAAAGATGATAAGATACCTGCTATGTTAAGTGATGGTGAGTTTGTCTTTACAGCAAAAGCTGTGGACAATGCAGGAGGACCAAAAGCAATGTATAAAATGATGAATAGATTAGATCCAGAATCAGAGAGACCAAACTAATGGCACAAACATCAACACAAATAGCAAGGGAAGCACCTTTTTTAGAGGATTATAGAAGAAGATTATTAGATTCAGTTTTTGCACCGAGCACAGGTTTAGCAAGCACACCTATACCACAATTTGAAAGAGACATAGCTGGATTAACAAGTGGTGAACAAGCTGGTATAACTGAAGCACAAAGAGTTGCTGGTATTGATCCTACTACAGGACAAAAAACAGGATTAGCATCTTTTGAGCCTTTTATACAACAAGCACAAGCTACAACGGCTTTAGGTATACCTTCACTTCAACAGGCACAAACACAGTTTGATCCTACTACAGCAAATACACAGGATTTCATGAATCAATATCAAGCTAATGTTACACAAGAGGCTTTGAAACAATTAGATGAGCAAGCGCAGAAAGCACAAAATCAACTAGCTGGACAAGCAGTAAGAGCAGGCACATTTGGTGGCTCACGGTTTGGTGTTCAAGAAGCTGAACTTGCAAAAAATTTACAAGATATAAAATCAAGAAGAGTGTTTGAAGATTTGTCTAGAAACTTCATGCAAGCTCAACAGCAAGCAATCGGTACAAGTGAAGCCAATAGAGCAAGACAATTACAAGCAGCACCTATCTATGGACAACTTGGAACAAACGTTGGTAACATTGGTGCACAACAATTTGGTTTACAACAACAAGGTATACAATCTTTATTGGGATCTGGTAATGTTCAAAGAACAAGAGATCAAGCGGTAGATGATGAAGCATTTAGATTTCAAACTGCTCAGGGTATGGAACCAAGACAAAGAATATCTTTTGCTTCAGATATACTTTCAAGAACACCATCAATACAGCAAACTATTTCACAGCAGCCATTTCCTTATACTAATCCTTTAACAGCTGCTGCTGGTATGGGTATATCTGCACTTGGAGGCTTAGGCGCATTTTTTAACAGGGATCAATAATGGTTGATAGTATATTTGATAGACCGATGTTTGGTACACCAGGCACGAGTGAAGATATAGATAAACAGATTGATAGAGTGGGACGAGCTCCTGAGAAAAACGAAATTACAAACAAGTTTCCACAATACTCTTACGACCAAATATACGATGATTCATTTATGCCTTTTGATAAAGAGGGTATAGCTACTCTTATGCAAACATATACAGCACCTGATGCAATTAGAGGTGCTTATGAAGAATACGCAGGACAACCTAAATCAGCTGAACAATTTGCATCTGAATACGATGCATTAACACCTGATGTGGCGGACCCTGATACTAACTTTAAGTTTGAAAATTACTTAGCACTTGCAAGATTAGGTTTAGGACTAATGCAACCAACTCCTGGAGGAGCAATAGCACCTGCTATTTCAAAAGCGGGTGAAAACTTTTTAGGTGATCTTGCAGCAATCAATGAAAGAAAACGTCAAGCAAAGTTGGTAGCAAGACAAGAAGAAAAAGAAGACGAAAGATCAAAACGAGAATACGTTCTTAATGCATTAAAAGAACAGCAAGACTTACGTGATTCACAAGAATATGATTTGTTTATGAAAGTATTACAATTCAATATGGATAGTGATCAAGGTAATATTGCATTTAGAAGAGAGCTAGCTAAGCAAAACTTTGCATACAAATATGACGTAGATTTAAAAGCTATTGAAAATAATGCAAAACTTATTGCAGAAAGATTAGAGCAAACACCAAAAGTATTTGCTTTAAAACCACAAGGCATAGATCAAAGTGTAAAATATGTTTCTGGATTTATAGGTGTAGACCCAGCGGATGGTATTAAGAAACCTTTTATACCAGAAGAAATTGACGGAAAAATAATTTACAAACCAGCACCTCTTGATGCTGTAGCAGCTACATTTAACATGAATAGTGATAATGCTTTAAAACAAGATATTAAACTACAAATACAGCAAGCAGAAAAAATAAATACTGGTAATCAAGCATTAGCTTTTATTTCTGATATTAAAATGTCAATTGCAGAGAACAGAGCAAGAGTTGGTTTACCTGGTGCTGTAACAAAAATTTTACAAAATGTTAAAGGTACTATTCTCGATGTTGCAGACGTTCTAGTAGCCAATGATGTTATAGATGCAGAGTCATATGAAGCTGCAAAATCAAAAATAGAAAGCTCCGTATTAAATGATTTAGCTTCACAGTATGGATCAGCTAATCCTGAAAGAAGCGGTGTTGATTTCTATAGTGATTTAGAATCACAAGAAGCGTTAATTTATCAAGAATTTTTTGTTAAACCTAGACAAAATTATGACCCTGCACTTGCAGCAAACGAAATTAAACTAAACTCAATTTACTATGCTTTAGCAAGAGCAAGAAAACCAACTGGTAGATTGAACGTTGACGATGTTAAAAATGCTAAACAATCTTTACAATTGTATAATTTAGATACATCTTCAGATACAGTTATTACTGCATTACAATCTATTGAATATGAATTGAAAGGCTTTGTTGATGCACAAAGAAATATTTATGATGCAAATAATTTTAACGAAGAATTTTTATTTAATTACAAACCAGAAAGATTTCATGTGACTGTGGATTTACCAGCTAATTCAGCGACAGATACTGAAGTATTAGATCCATACGCTAACTTACCAGAGGAGATTGATTAATGGGATTACTTAAAGAATATACAGGAATGGTACCAAAAGGTTACCGTGAAGTTGAACTGTTACCTCAACAAACAGGTTTAAAAGGACCAAGATACGTTACAGTACAAGAAGAACTTGTGCAAAGAAACATTGATCCCGAAACTGGAGAAGACAGAGGTCTTCCAAAAATAAATAAAAATGTTTTTGATACAAGAACAAACTTTCCGTTATTTATACCAAGAACAGATGCTGAGGCACAAAATTTGATTAATGCAATTAACAGGGAGCGTAAAAAAGAAAACAAAAATCCAATTACATTTAAACAATTTACGTATGTTACAGACCAATTAGCAAATTCTTTGGCTGCTCAAGAAGCTGTAAATGAAGAAATATCAAGAAGAGAAAATCCATACAAATATTATGTTAGTAAATTTAAAGATGAATATGATCCAGAAAAACATAGAAACGCAATAGACGGATCATCAAGTATATTTCAACTATTTAGAGATCCAAAAAAGTTTGCTGCTAACCAATATACAGCCTTAAATCAAATGATTAAAAATGTCGTTCCTGGTTCAAGAAACGATTTTGTACTGGCTGGTGATGTTGTTGGTAGTTTAGCAGGTTTTAAAGGAGCAAAAATGCCTGGCGCACCAAAAGGTCCAAAGAGTGTAGCTGATGAAATACTAGAAGGAAGTGTATTTAAAACAACTGCTGGCTCTACTATTGGTGGTACGGCCATGAGTCTTACGTATGATCTTATTAATGCAGGTATAAGAAAAACTATGGGTATACCAAATCCACAAGATGCACCAAACGCTGCTCTTGAAGCTTTAACACACGGCAGAAATACATTGTATTTTACAGGTGGTGCAGCTGGCTTAATGGGCGTTGCTTCTTATATGAGACCTTTTTTAGGTAAAGCTTTGTTTGGTTTAGATGGACCAAAACAAACACTGGCGAACTTTGCAGATATGTACAATGTTCCTATCGGTATTTCACAATTGTCAAGAGGTGCTGGTGGTGTCTTATCTCCTGTGTCTGGATCATTCTTTCAAGTAATTGGTAAATTACCTTTCTTTGGAGCAGGGTTTCAAAAAAGAAATACTCTTGCTGGTATTCAATTAACAAAAGGTATGAAACAAAATCTTGGCGATTTAGGATCAGGTCAAAGTGATGATCCCCTCATCGATTACATTTCTAATTCGTACAAGAGTCTACCACGTGCTGTAAGAAAAGCTATGGATACAGATGCAAGAAATGCAGGATTTAGAAGCTATAAAGATATGGTAAATGCAGAATTAAGAGTAAATGAACTAGCACCAATACAACACATGACTGATGTTGGTGCATTTATGTTTGATGAAGCAGGTAAAAGATATAGACAATTTGCTTACATCAATGATCTTTTGTATACCGATTTTGAAAACAAAGCGAAAAAAATATCTAAAAACTTTATTCCAACAAGTAACACAAAAGCAATTGCACAAAACATTCGTGATGAACTAGCAGACTCTGTTATACGATTAGATAATTATGCAGAATTTAAACCACAATTAGATCAAATAGAAAATTTTATTATTGATACAGTTGCTAACTTACCAAATTACATAAAACCAAAAGATATAAGAGTATTACAAAGAGAAATTAACAGATTATACCAAGAGGCAGAAGCTTTGATTGGACCAGCAGCCAAGAAACAAGGAACACCAGGCGGTAGTTATTTAGCCAAGTTGCGTAAAGCGTTGACCACGGATCTAAATGATTATGCAAACTGGGCACCAGGACTTAGCCCAGAAGAAAAAGTTTTAGCTGAATCAGCAAAGAAATCATTATTTAGAGCTAATGAAGTATTTGCGAAGATGTCACCAATATACAAAAGCCCTGCAGCTAAACAATTTAATCTTGTGGATCAAAATTTATTTACAGCAGGTCCTGATTTGCCAGGTTATTTTTATAGTGATGAGATAGGTAAAATATTATTTAGAGATGGATTAACACCACAAAGAATAAGAGACTATCAAGCTTTAGTTGGTCAAAACGCATTCATGGCTGGCGTAAGATCATGGATTAACAATGGTTTTAAAGCAGCATTGAAAGATTCTCCAGATGTATCTTTAAGAGTTCCTGATCCTTCAGGTAAACAATCAACAATAACAATTACTGAAAAGATAATGGACATAGATAGATTTAAGCAAAACATAAATTTAGAAGATGAGGGTTTTGTTGAGATGATGAATCTTGCTGGATACAACGGAAAAGCTTTTGTCGATAATATGAAACAACTTGTAAAATTACAAGAGATGGTAAAAGATGCAGGTATAGGTACTTCTACCTCTCAATTAATAGCTAGACGTTTATCACTTGGTGGTGTTAGATCTGCCGCAAATACTTTTGCTATTTTTGGATCTGGTTATGTTGGAGCTACACAAGCATCGGAGGGTAATATTGTTCCTGGTGGTACAGCTGGTGCTATCATGCTTGGTTTACTTACACGTAGGACTTCAAGATTTTTGTCTACACCAGATGCTTTAAAAGCATATACAAAGATAGTAGATCCAGAACCAAGTGCTGTTGTTAAAAGAGCTTCTCTAGTAAATTTCTTACGTAGTTATTTTAGAAACGATGAAATAAAAAATGAGTTGCCAAAAGAATTTAATACTGTTGATAAAGTAATTAACAATCCAGATGGGTTCTTAGATTATCTTTATAATAGTGAATATTTAGCTGTAACAGATAGCATGAATGATGGCTTCATGAGAGACTATATGAATGAAAGATATGGAGACAATACTGATTTAAACATCGGTAATGTACAGAATATAGAAACAGAAGAAAAAGCTATGCAAGAATTAGAAACAGGTAAAAGAACTGTTATACCTGGTGAGCAAATAGAGATGCCAAACGTTCCTGACATGGGCACAGAGTCTATGTTTGAAACTGAGATGGCAATGAATCAACCGCAACAAGCACCATTAAATCCAGATCAAAGAGTAGCATTAGCTAGTGGTGATTTAGATGAAGCAATTGCACTGAGAGGGAGAACATAATGCCTCATAGACCTGGACACGGAACACAAAGAAGAAGAATAGAGAGACAAGCTAGAGGTCAATCTCCAACTAAAATAAGTAAATCATCTGTTAATGCAGCAAAATCAGCATTGAGCTCAGCTGAGGCCAATAGATTAAATAATTTAGTATCACAAGGTCAATCAGATAATGTTTATAGAAATGAACCAAATGTATTTGTACCACAAGAAGTTGTATCTGAAAGCAATCCATTAAACATACCACAAAAAGCTTTAGATTTTGTAGCCAAAAACACTGACGAATTTGGCAGAATGAATGAAGCTGCAAAAGCCAGAATAAATATGTATACTGGTGGTATCGGTGATTACAAATATGTTGATAATCAAGGTGAAATAAGAAAAGCCTCGGCTGTATTTGATAAACTTACACCGTATCAAAGAGATTTAAACGCTTTTATTCAATCAAGCCCAGAATCTGCAGCTGCTTATAAATCAAGATTCCCAATAACAAACGCTTTAATGACAGGTCTACCTACATTATTCACATCTGTGGTACCAGGATTTAATTTAGCTAAAAATATATTTCAAAGTGCAATGGGATCAACAAGAGAGGCTGGAGCTGATGTAGTAAACTCATTAAAACAAATAGCAATGAACAAAGGTATTATAGCACCAGACACACTTAATGAACAAACAGGGACTACCGCTAGAACTGATGACATGCAAGAAGCAGGAGTAAAATCATTAGGTGTTAATACCAATCCATTATTAGCACCAGACGTAAATCCTCAAATAGGTTTTAATCAACCTATTGTAGCATCAAATAACCGTTTTGAAAGAATATTTAAACTACCATTTGAATCTGGAAAAGCTTTTAATATTTATGATTTAAGTCAAATACCACCTCAAAGTACGGGTCAAGCTGGTAATTATTTAGTTAGAGATCCGTCAATAAGAACGCCTTTTATAAACAATCAATTAACAGGCATGAATATGAACCAAGGAGGACTTGCAAGCATAAATAATCCAGAGTATATGATGCTAAGAAGAGCAAGTGACTTTGACCTATGATCGAAATTAATTTTAAAAACGCCGTTTGGTTCGGTATAATTCTCGTGTCCGCAGGTATATCCTACGGTATGGTTTCCCAGAAACTAATGGCTCTAGAATCAAAGCAACTGCTATTAGAAAAGGCAATAATGCAAGACATACCAGAAATAAAAGAACGAGTAATACGGCTCGAGATACTTCTTGAAAAAGCATTAATCGAATAATATTTTCTTTGGGTCTTCGCCCATAACTTTACTAGCTAAATCTATTTTACTGTTTAAGGCTTTTACTATCTTCTCATCTATCGTACCTTCTGCAATTAAATCAATATAAGTAACTTTATCTTCTTGCCCGATCCTGTGTGCACGGTCCTCGGACTGCATTCGTACTTCTAAACTGTAATCATTAGAGTAATACACAACAGTGTGACTGCAAGTAAGAGTAAGGCCATAACCCCCTGTTTTTGGGTTTCCGATAAAAAATCTAAGGTTACTATCACTATCCATAAAATCATCAACGATAGACTGGCGAATATCATCTTTAGTATCGCCATAATAGCTAGCAACACTTGTCTTACCATATACATTTGCTATCTCCTTTTCTATATTTTGTATGTCATGACGGTAAACAGCCCATATAATTACTTTACCATCTGACTCTTCTAAAACTTGTAATAATTCTTTTATTCTATTATTCTTCAAAGGTCTTACTTCACCATCATCTGTCTTGACATGACCACAAGTTATTTGATGTAGTCTAATCATTTGTGTCAACACTGAGGCAGCAGTCATGGGATTGTCTTCAAAGAATGTTATTGCCGATCGTTTCATTTCTACGTATGCTTTTAATTGTTCTGGTGTCATAGCTACGGTACGTTTTGTATAAAGTTTGTCTGGTAAATCTAAACACTCACTCTTTAATATTCTTGTAGAAAACTCACGTAATATAGCTGTAAGCTCATCCAATCGTTGATAACCCATAACGTGTTGAAATGAATGTGAGCCTACACTTCTTTGTTGTATAATTGCATACCTTGCACGAAATGCGTAGTAATTAGATTGCTCCAACAACCACGGGCCAAGGAACTCTACTTGTGAAAACAAATCTAATGGTGACTTTGTTACAGGCGAACCTGTCATAATACGTCTGTACTTTGCAAGATTAGATATCTTCATAATATTTTTTGTTCTTCTTGCTGCATGGTTTTTTATAGTTGTTGATTCATCAATAACCATCAAAGACGCACCAGGTAAAAGAAAACTACGTGCAAAATCTAAGCCACGCCCTGTAGATAAAGCTTCTATATTCATAATTAATACTTGTAACTTATCGCTTATTTGACATATATTCATAAGCTCTGTTTGTTCTTTCTTCTTTGGTGAAGCTACCCAAACAGCATCCATGTATTCCACGTGATCTGGCATATGAACAGATAATTCTTTGCGCCAGTTTCTTTTAATACCGTTTGGTGCAATAACTAGAGCACTTTTTATTTTGCCTCTGTCATACAACATAGCAATATTATCTATACAAACCTTTGTTTTTCCTGTTCCCATTTCCATAAACCAGGCCCAGGTTTCTTTGCTCCAGCTTTTTTCAAGCGCCTTTAATTGATGCTTGAACGGTTTCGTCTTAAATCTATACTCCATAATTACTTTCTAAAAATGCAATATAAAGGTTGCAAAAGAAAATTACAAGTGTAAATAAGTGGGATAGAAAGTTATGACAGATAAAAAAGTTTATTTAGTACAAGAAAACCCTTATATAAGTGTATTAAGTGCTGAAGAATACGGTAAAATAGAAACACTTTTTGACAGTGGATCACAAATCATGTTTAGTCCACAACCTGCTATTCGTAAATTAAAAAGAAAATTAAAAGATTTTAATGACAATGATCATTTGTTAATGATGGGAGATCCAGCAGCGATGGGTATCGCATGTTGTATTGCCGCTGAGATGAACAGAGGCAAATTTAAAATACTTAAATGGGATAAAATGCAGAAGCGTTATTATTCTGTGCAAGTAAATCTGAACGAGAAAGGCGAAATAGATGAGCAAGATAAACTTTGAAGAGGATGTAGCTAATATAGACCAGGAAAGTCTCGAGTCTGTATCTAGTTTACTACAGCAACAACTTATTATGGAAAATGAAGTTGAGATGGCTGAGTTAGATTTAAAAGATAAAAAAGATAAATTAAGAAAATTATCAGAAGAAATAATACCTGCAAGAATGACAGAGCTTGGTATGTCATCTACTACAATGGTAGATGGATCAAAAGTTGATGTGGTAGAAAATATTTATGTAGCCATACCAAAAGATCCAGACAAATCTGCAGCGTGTTATCAATGGTTAGAAGACAATGGTTTAGGTGACATTATTAAAAATAATGTTGGCATGAGTTTCGGTAAGGGTGAAGGTCAAGAAGCAAAATTGTTAGAGAATACAATTAAGGATCTTGGTTTCATACCAGAAGTAAAAGTTTCAGTGCATCCGTCAACACTGAAGGCAACTGTCAGACAGTTGGTAAAGGACGGAAAATCTGTCCCAGACAACATATTTAGTTTGTTTATCGGACAGAAGACTAAAATAACAAAGAAAAAATAAGGAGTATTTATGGCAAATGCAATAAAGAAAAAAGAAGAAACAAACATAATACAGTTTGATCCTTCTATGTTTGAAGCCGACGCTAATGAAGGCTTAGGACAATTAGGTCAAGACGATCTTGCAATTCCTTTTTTACGTATTTTGAGTGATACTTCACCACAAGTGAAGAAAAGAGATCCAGAATATGTAGAGGGTGCAGAGGTTGGCATGATCTACAATACGCTGACAAAAGAGGTGTTTGACGGCGAAAAAGGTGTACAAGTAATACCTTGTTCTTACCAACGACAATACATCGAATGGGAAGACAGAGGTAAAGGAACGGGTGCTCCCAAAAACATATACCCGTCTGATTCTAATATACTTTCTCAGACAACTCGTGATGAGCAACGTAAAGATAGACTTACCAATGGTAATTATATTGAAGATACTGCTAATCATTTTGTACTCGTTCAGAACAGCCAAAATATCTGGGAACAGAGTTTGGTTGCGATGAAAAGCACTCAACGTAAGAAATCCAAAAAATGGAACTCACTTATGTTGGGTCTTAAACTGAAAGGGGCGAAGGGTTTATTCACTCCCCCGTCCTATTCACATATATACCTAATGAAAACGATAGCGGAATCGAATGATTTAGGTACATGGTTTGGTTGGGATATATCCCGTGTTGGACCAGTGAATGACCAAGATGTTTACAATCAAGCAAAAGCGTTTAGTACGTCTGTTGCTGCTGGTGACATAAAAGTCAAACACGATGATGAGTCTAGCGAAGGTGCTGAAGAAGCTCCTTACTAAACAACTCCTTGTAGGAGAGGGTGGTTTATCTGCCCTCTCGATAACGTATAAGAAAGATTATGACAGAAGAACAAAAAAAATTTATACAAATATTTAGCGGACTGGAAAGAGCTTACGGTCAGACACAAAGCCGTTCTAAAAATGAATCTGGTAAACTAGAAGCCAAGTCTTGGATAGAAAAAGAAGCACTGACAGAGCAAAAATGGATTGATCATTTAAACGGTAAAGAACCATCTCTTGGTATTATACCTATAAGAGACGATAACACGTGTACCTGGGGCGCCATTGATATTGATACATATGATGGTTTTGACCACAAAAAATTAATTAAAACAATACTTGAGAAGAAACTACCAATGGTTGTATGTAAGTCAAAGAGTGGGGGTGCGCATGTATTTTTATTTGTAACAGAACCATGTACTGCAAGAGATATGCAGATAAAATTAACAGAGATAGCCGCATGGATAGGCTACGGTGAGAGTGAGATATTTCCAAAGCAAATTGAACTGAACTCAAAAGGTACAGGTAACTTTTTAAACTTGCCGTATAATCATCCAGAGTATCCGACAAGGTATGCTTTAGATGATGAAGGTAATGCATTGGATACTTTAGCTATGTTTATAAAGCATTATGAAAGTAAAGTCGTATCGCAAATTAGCATGGTCGTTATCGAGAAACCCGTTACTGAAAAAAAGAATGATGATTTTAAAAACGCACCGCCGTGTTTAGTTACACTTGCTTCACAAGGATTTGCTGAGGGCTCACGGAACATGGCCATGTTTCAATTAGGTGTTTATCTGAGACAACGGTTTCCCGAACAGTTAGAAAATAAATTAGATTATTATAATACAAAATATTTTTCACCACCACTACCTAGTAGAGAAGTATTAACAATATTAAAACAAGTAGAAGATAAAAAATATTTTTATCGTTGTGAAGATCCAACGTTTAAATCTGTATGTGAAAAGATTAGATGTCAGACAATGAAATTTGGTATTGGTAATTCAGCATCAAATGACATTACAAGTTTAAAAAAATGGGTATCAGATAATCCTATGTATGAAGTTACCCATAACGGTAAGGTTATTATTCTTACACTTGACCAACTATCAAACAATGGTGAGTATAGAAAGCAATGTATAGCACAAGCAAATGAAAGCCCACGGCCAATTGCTCCCGTTATATGGGCTGATATAGTAGATGGATTGTTAAAGAACATGGGCGAAGGGGACTACATACATTTACCAGGAGAAGTTACAGCTAAGGGGCAATTTTTAGATCAACTTAAAATATTTTTAGAAAATAATGGTGGTGCTAAAGATAGACAAGATGTTTTGCAAGGTATGGTCTATGAACATGAGAAGTTTTTGTTTTTTAAACCACAATCTTTTCGTGATTTTTTAAAGATGAAAAGATTTACAAAAATGTCTGACTCACATCAATTTAAAATATTCTCAGAGTTTAACGGAAACACAGCAAAGTTACGTGTTGGCTCAAAATCCGAGCATGTATGGAAAATACCTTCGTCTGTTATTGATACAGAGTATAAACTTCGTGATAAGGATTTTACTGAAGAGGATCCTTACTAATGTATAAAAATATGTCTAGGAACATTGTTATAGGGCCACCAGGTACGGGTAAAACAACTTTTCTCAAAAATAAAGTTGATGAGATTATTAAAACGGGTAAAGCACGACCAAATGAAATTGGTTATTTTAGTTTTACTGTGAAAGCAGCTGAAGAAATTCGTAACAGAGTTACGGATGAGGCGTGGAGTGAAGCAGAGCTTAAAAAGATGTTCCCTTATTTTTGTACGCTTCACTCGCTCGCTTATAAATGTTTAAGGTTAGAGCCACATGAAATTATGGATGAATTAGATTACGAAGAGTTATCTGATCAGACTGGTCGTAAGTTTGTCAATAAAATGCGTAAAGGAAACGGCATAGACATATCAATGCCCACGGCTCAGAGCCAGTATCAAGATACAATTAATCTTGCGTATGCAAAGTATCCGCACGATGAAGATAGATTACAAAAAATATTTCGTGAAGTAAAGTTATCGGACTACGGCGCACGGAACACGATCATGCAAATGGATAAGGATCTTACAAACTTTAAACGTGATAGACATAAATTAGAGTACGTAGATTATTTTAATAATTTTTTACAAATGAAAAATCCACCAAATTTAAAATATTTATTTATTGATGAAGCGCAGGATTTATCTGCACATCAATGGATGGTCGTTGACATGATTCAGTATGTTGCAGAACCAATTGAAACATATGTTGCTGGTGATGATGATCAGGCTATCTTTCGTTGGGCTGGTGCAGACATTGAACATTTTATAAACATGGCAAAAAGCGAATTAAATTATATTTTTCCTCTAACACAATCTTATCGTGTGCCTAAAAGTGTGCACACTCTTGCCACAAAAATGGCACAGTCAATAAGCAATAGAATAGATAAACAATACAATCCTCGTGATGATGAAGGTGAAAGAAAAGTATTAAATTTCAGACCTTTAAACAAAGATTTGGAGACAGGTGAGTGGTTGATACTTTGTCGTACACATGAAATTGTAAAGCAAGTGTGTGAATCATTAGACAGATACGGGTGGCTGTACAAATGTTATGGTAAGTCAATTGTAAATGATAAAATTATAGAAGCCATACATTCATGGACAGCATTACAACGTGGTAAAAAAATATCAGGATCAAGAGTTGATACACTTTATAGTTTTATGGATAGCACAAGAATTAAAAGAGGACATGGCACATTTAAAGGTGCGCACTCTATGATGTACAACATAGATAATTTAATAAATAATTTTGGATTACGTGAACATATAAAAGAGGATTTGTTTACAAAAACTTTAGATTGGTATGATGTATTAAATGCAAAAGGCGTGAAGAAAAGAATTAGATACTTACGTGCAGTTATGCGTGATGGTCACAAATTAGATGAAAAACCACGTATTGAAGTGTCTACTATACATGCAAGTAAAGGTGGTGAGAGAGATAATGTTATGCTATTAACAGACTTATCATACGGACCATACAAGTCCTCACGTGATACACAACAGGGCCGTGACGATGAACTTAGAGTTTTTTATGTCGGGGCTACTCGTGCCAAAAAAAAATTATTAATCGTGCATACAACGGAGGCTCAGTTTGAATTCGAACCGATATTCTTTCATGACAGACAAGCATCATAAAGAGGTTGATAAGTTAGACAAAGCTGCTGCAAAGCATTTAGTAAGACTTGGCGTTGAGAAAGATTGGCGTGATGTTTACCGACGTATGCAAAACAGAAGGAGGAAACGAAAAAATGCCAAATTTTTTTAAAAATGGGAGTACCCCAGAGGAGAGAAGAAAAGTATTACCAGGATATCCAAAAGATTTAGTTTTTAAAAACTATGAAGAATATAAACAATATTTTGTTGGTGATAGAATTATTTGTTTGTTATGTGGCAAGCATTATAGATCACTTGGAAACCATCTTAGAGTATCTCATGAAACCACGGTTGAAGATTACAAAAAAAAGTACGGTATATTATGGGGTAAATCATTAATATGTAATGAATATTATGAAATACGATCAAAAGAAGCAAAAAAGACGATTGCTAATGGTAAACTAATTCCTCAAACTCTTGAGGGTAGGAGAAAACTAGCAGAGCTAGCTCGTAAATCAAAAAGAAAGCCAAGAAATTTAAAACTTCATAAAGTTTCATCTCAAGATAATATTAAAAAATATAACAATTTACACGGATTTGATGGAAGCATAACTAAAGAAAAAGAAAAAAATAGAACAAAAATTGGTACACCAGAATTTAAGAAAAAAATGGCAGAAAGACCTCAGTGTAATTTTTTTGGAGAAAAAAATAAATATTTTTGGATAGGAAAAAAACAGACAGAAGAGCATAAAATGAAAAAATCAGAAGCTATGAAAGCTTACCATCTAAACTTAAAAGAGAAGAAAAAAAATGAAAGATCAACCTAATTGGTTTCCTAAAGTACATCGTATGCCTAGTGAATGGGTCATGCCTGATCACTTTCCTGATTTATGTGAATACGATGAAAT